AGGGTCTTGAGGGTAAGCGTATAGAATCCTTCGACAGCAGAATAGCCAGAGACGATGTTGGTGTTGTTGCCGTTGGAGACAACGTCAGCCATCAGTTGATCCCTAACGTTCCTGCTGATATCCCACAGAGGAGCAGACTTCTGATCAACGATACGAGCCAGCGAGCGAACACCCGTCTCGGAGAGGAAGAAGATGTCGTTACCGACGGTCTGGATGGAGTCCCTTGCGATGCAACCGACACCATCAATCGTCTCCACCAGTGTCAGGTTGGTGGACGGGTCTTCATCAGCACCGCTGTAGATCAGGATGGACTTGTCACAGAACACGATCAGGAAGCCGTTGAACGCAGTCAGTGCCACAATACTGCGGGTACCGCTGGTCAATACCGTCTCGATGGTAGCAGAGCCACTAGCACCCCCTGACCACGCCACACCGATCAGGGTATCCGACCACTTGATCGTGACCTTGTCGGTGCTGGTGGAAGCAGCCCAGAGACGGCCATAGGCAGCAAGCACCGTATTGGCAGTGGGGACGGTAGCAGCGTACCCGGCAGCAGCGGTGATCAGGCTGGTAGTAGTTCCATTGTATACGAAGGGGTTCTGACCACCCTTGAAGAAGTAGACAGCACCGTTGAAGGTGACTGCCTTCCAACCACTATCTCCATTGGCCGTGCCTGCATCCGTCCATGCTCCGGTGTACAGATCGGTCACTGCCTGCGTCGTCATGTTTAACGACCAGAGATGACCGCCAGCAATGAACAGAACTACCTGGGTACCGTCAGCCTTGATGAATTCATGAATCAGAGTAACTTCGTCAGTGCCGATAGTAGCACTGTAAGCAGATGCCTTGGCCCATCCCTTGCGAGCGCCTACTCGACCAAGTTGATCAATGACACAGTTCTTCGCCACCAGAGCGTACTCCGGGGGCATCCCGATAGGGCTATCCTGGAGGTTCAGACCATAGAACCCCGGTGCCCTGAGGGAGACGGGAGTTAGATTGGCCGCCATGTAATCTCGTCAGAAAACTTGTTGGCATCGACAGCAACAGCGTCACTGAGCGTGGAGATTGCCAGTGCTTGCTGAATCTCACTGAGACGACCCTGGTCCTCACCACGTTCGTTGATCGCTCGCAGGTAAGCAAACTGGATCACAGGCATCGAAGGCACCAGCAGTGAAGTGGTAGCTACCGACAATTCAGCTTGAGGAACCACCGCATAGAAGCGTAGCGTCTCGGTACCGGAAGGAGTAGGATATACCCTGATCTTCAGTTCCCCAGTAGTGTTATCGACACCCACCACATCGAACTGAGTAGGGGAGCCTTCTTGAGAAGAGAGAACACCGTAGTAGTTCTGCCATACGTTGCTATGGTTCTGAAACATCGGACCCTTCTTGGTGACGTTGTAAGCGTCCATCAAGCGGGTACGGTCATTACTACCAGTCAGGTTGTATTCGTTGTCACTGGCAGTGGTAGTGATATCGATGTAAGTTCGGAGATGACTCCAATCCCAGGCATCCTCTACTTCCTGCTTTGCTTCATTGACATACTTGCCAATCAGGGTGGCATAGTCAGTCTCATCCAGAGAAGCGATGGTATCCTCTCGCAACCGGGTGAGAACTGCATTGATAAGCTGTAGAAACGTCATGTCGCTTCCTTACTGTTTATGAACCACCAAGGCTTTCAATCCCTCCCAGACAGCATATGCCATGGCTGAGAGAATGATACCAAGCAGAGACACCATCGAAGTATGCTTCACCTTGTCCGCCAGATCCTTTCTGGCCTTTACCCACCTGACGGTATCGATGACTTCCTGTGGACTGACATCGTACCGATCAGAGATGATGTGGATAAAGTAGTCTACTTGCGCTAGAACCTTTACCCTTTCCTCATCACTCAGATGTTTTTCATATTCTTTAGGGTGATCCATTCGCTAAACTCCGGGTTGTCTAAAAACACAGCCAACAGACCGGTAGCAATTGAATGAACCTGCCTCTCGGTCATTCCAGCATTGACTGCAAAATCTACTGCATGAATGACCTCATGTAGAAACGTATCCGCTTGCGTTTCCGGGTGCGTATCAGTTCGCACCTTAATCCATTGCTCTTCGTTGTTACATTCGCCGTAGTCCTTGGGCAAGTCATCGTGTGGTACGAAGTGTACCGCATAGGTCTTGCCAAGGATCTTAAGTTTCATCGAAAGGGTACGGAGGTTCAGGCACCACAGTATCCACAGGAAGTGTGGGGTTCTGAAGCAATTGACGAAGCGAAGCACGGTACTGGAGCCAGTCTGCTTTCACTGGGCCTGTGGTTCCGTCAGGGAGTTGGGTCCAGTCACACAGACGAAGCTTGCGCATAGCTTCTCCACGCAGACGGTTGCGAATACCGTCTACATCGACAGGGGGTTTGCTGAAGGTAGTTCCGTCATACAGATCACCAGTGGCTACGTTCTCCGTTGTCTCTACCCAGTGAGCAGGTACAACAAAGTCATCAGCAGCTTCAGTGACCGTCAGAACCTTTCCATCTTTAATCCAAGCGTACTTTTTCATATCGATCACCAGGAAGTAATACGAGCATAACCGGTGCCACCGTTGCCGCCAGCACCACCAGCAGTGGAACCAATACCACCGCCACCACCGCCAGAGGCGACACCCCCAGCACCTCCGACGCCCCCAGTCCCTGAAGCTGCACCGCCACCGCCGCCACCACCATGACCAGCAACAGAACCAGGTACGGTACCGCCTGCGCCACCGGCACCCCCTGAAGTTGCTCCGGCAGTACCGCCTCCACCTGCGGTATAGGAGTTTACTGCGCCACCAGCACCGCCTGTGTTCCCACTAGCACTAGAACCACCGCCACCACCAGCACCACCAAAGATGCTACTTCCTCCAGCTATACCAACACCAGCAGTTCCTGCTTTACCCCCAGCACCACCTCCATAAATAGAACTACCAGAAGTAGAACCGGAATAACCGCCTCCAAACATATTGTCGAATTCGCTGCTTCCTCCATAAGAAGCGTTAGTAGGTTCTCCTCCAATGACGGGAGTTGTAGCTGCTGCTCCGCCTGCGCTAGCAATACCAGCACCACCACCACCATAAGCAACAGAAGCATCATAGCCACCACGACCGCCGCCGTAAGCAGTTAAATAGGTAGCAGTGCTGAAGATAGAAGGATTGCCAGCAGCACCAGCAAGACCAGCAGCGCCTCCGGTAGTGGCAGCGCCTACAGTCACTGTTTCAGTATCAGCAAGCGCACTGGCTTTGAAGAGTTTGCTGACGTAAGCACCTCCACCACCACCTGATCCACCATCAGTAGTGGAACCACCGCCACCAGAGCCACCACCGCCCCAGAGTTCAACGAGAACCCATGAAGCATTCAGTGGTTTGGTCCAGGTGAAAGTAGCAGCCCCTTCCTGAATGTTGATCGGACGAGCCAGAACACGAGCAGTGCCGCCCGCGTCCTTGAAATACATCACCCCGGAAGTATGAGAAGCAGACGAGATATTGACTGCAATCTCTCCGGTTTCAAGCTCCGAAGCAATCGGAGCAATACCGGAGGCAGTGCTGTATTTAGGGACGAGAGCAGGCATCGTTACTCCTTAACTTGCTTGGCTTTGTACTCTTTGTGTTCCTTGTCGGTAACTTCGACATAGTCCTTATGCTTGCGCATCTCTTCCACATCGTATTTACCTTCGAACTTGAGAATGACACCAGATAGCGTGTCCTTGAAAAAACCAACAGGGATTTGAGTTTGCATAGTGACCTCTAAACGTAAGTGCCAATCACAGGGATAAACCCAGTAGCAGACATATTCCATGCATTACTGTCAGCATCAGCAACAGCAGCAACAGGAACATAATCTACCCAAGCTTGAAGACCCGTTGTAGTTGTCTGATAGATCGGGATACCTTCAATGTTTCCAGTGGTACCGTGGATACCAGTGGAGATAGTAGGAGAAGCGTTGACCTTGATGGGAATCCATGTCAGCCAACGCTCCGCCGCAGGCAACGAAACCTTCCCCACGATCATCTCGCGGGTGGTACCATTAAGACGAGTAGGGTAGGTAGCGGGAACCATTACATCACCAAGCAGGACGACCGAGGATCATCTTCACCACAGCATTGTTCATGCTATCCGCTGCGAATTCACCAACGTCTGCGTGGAAGCGCAGAGTAACGGTGTTAGC